CCCCTTCATTAAGTTTGTTTGATTGACTCCCAGCGGGTTGTCGAGGGGTTCGCCAACCCCCACTAGGCTCAATCTTTGAGGGACGGTGAATCGTTTAAGGTAACGAGGGACAGAATCCCTTTCGGCCACAGCCTTTTCCAGTTCGACAACTTTCCCATTTCTGGAGTCTTCGTACTGGTAAACAGGCATTAGCTATAGTTTTCCTTATCCGATTCCTCGGCCATCTTCATCATCTTTTCCTCTTCGGACATTGAGTTTTCACCTTCGGCCATGTCTTCTGACTTGTCCTTGGATTCACTCTCGCTCATGGCGTGTTCCACATTAACGTGGGCAACACCATTTTCGATCATGTCAATTGTTCCAGAGAGTTCAACAGAATCACCTACTTCTGGCGAAACATTCTCGCTGCCATCGTTCATCTCGAACTTGGAAACAGGAAGCATCACCATTCCAGACTTCATCATTTTATTCATAGGTTTTTCAGATGAGGAAGAGGCTGGGGAGGTTTTATCCTCCCCAGCTTTCCGAGGACCCATAGCGATAACTAGGGTTCCCATTTAATTATTAGCTGTAGTTGGACTTCGACACGATGACTCGGAAGAACCGAGGATCGAGTTGCTTGGCCGCGTAGAACGTCTTGAAGGACGCGACAACGCGCTGTCCATAAGGATCGCTCTTATCAGCAGCATCAAGGATCGTGACCTTCGGAGCGAAGGGCGAGCCAGAGGCGGCCAATGAGGACAAGCTAGGAACTCCGAACGCACCACCACCGAGGAGGACGTTGGCATAACCAGTGTTAACACCAGTTGTTCCAACGCTGTTCTCAGCGATGCCAGAGGCGGAGGTATTGAAGGTCTGCACGTTGGTCGAAGAAATGACCGAAACGCCAAACAACTTGCCGATTTCACCTTTGAAGATGGCATCAGGATTCGAATAGCTCGAAACCTTCAACCAATCGTCATCCTGCTGGAGATCCCGAATCACGGCAGGGTGCGCTACGAGAGCGTATCCGTCCTTGATTTTAGGAGCGCGAGCGATGAACAACGAAGTCGCACCATCGAGCAAGTCGGTGGCGGTCATTGCGCTGTTAGCAACTGAACCAGTAGCCCAGGTCGTGCCGTTAGTCGTGTTCTGAGCATAACGGTTGTACGATTTGGTGGCTACGCCAGTACCAGTGCTGGTCGAGGAGTCCTGCACCAACGCGCGGTGACAGAGTGTGTCAGCGTGGAGGGCGGCATCTTCGCCGAGTTGTTTGGTGGCCTGCGCCAAGTGCGAGAACAATTCGGTTGCGAGAACGACATCGGTGAGGATGATCTTGCTTCCGTATTGGACAAGCGTGGCTTCCACTGAGGACAACGTGAGATCACGCTCGTCACCAGAAGAGGGAGTCGTTCCTTCCGACAAAGCGGAGATCGCAGAGATGCTGGGATCACCGAAGCGGAAAAACCGAATCGTTTTGTTTCCACCCGTTTTGGTCGGGTAGGGGGTTTTCATTGCGAATTGCTCCATCTGAAGCAATGGGATTGCGCGTTCGAGCAAAGCTTTCGAGAAGAAAGCTTGGAACTGCGCGCTGACTGAACCAGTAGTTACCATATAATTAAGTATCCTTGTTTGTTATGACTACTCAACTTCTGTCAGCTTCGCTTGCCATTTTCATCAATTCACGTTCTTGCTCGTCTAACGAGAGTTCGTGAAAAGCTTTAGTCTTGGCAGGACCAGTTGGCTGTCCAGACGCTGGGGTAGTCGCTTTTCTGAGTTGAGCCAATTCTGACTCATACTCTGCAACTTTCTTTTTCAAATCGGAGGCGGTCTCCGCTTGGAGCTTCACCTTTGCTATTCCCACCGCATCCTTGATCCCCGCTGGGTAGTTACGCAGGATGGCGTGGTTTTGTAGCATTTCCGAGACAGCCTTGTAGAGGGTGCTGTTGGAGTCTTTAAGATCGGGGTTGGCCTCGACCTCTTCGAGCAAGTTTTTATCCCAAGATGATTTTAGTTCAGCTTGAGTTTTCTGCTCGATCTCCTTGCGGTCCTCGACTTCAATATCGCTGGCTTTGGTTTCAGCGAGTTTTGCAAGATCATCGCGGCCTTCATCACGGTAGCTCTTTGCTGCTTCCCGATAATCTTCCGCGCTAAACTTGCGACTGCTTTGCTTTGTTTCGCCTTGAGTAGTTTCTGAAGTCTGCCTTTGAACCTTGGCCGCTTCGATTTGTTCTCGCTCGGTTTTGATTCTGGCTTTCTCGGCTCTGACATCTTCCCACTCCTTTTCAAGACGCGACTTAGCTTTCTCGTAACGGGTTGGCTTCTTTTCGGAAGCCGACTCCGACTTGATTTCTGAAGGTTGCGTTGTTAAAGAACTTTTATCTTCCTTGGATTTCTCCTTGGTAGACGAAACATCATCCGATGTTTCTAGTTTTGTTTTTTCGGCTTTTCCAGCAGGCGCGGGTGTCTGCTCGTTATCTCCGCTTGAACTTACCTCTGTTTTTGCTTCAACTTTCGGTTCTTCCTTAGGAACTGTTTCCAGTCCTGCATCGGCTGCCGCCGCAAGTTTCAGCATATCCAGTTCAGTAACTTCCATTGAATCTGCCATTTTGACCCTTTCTTACGCTTGTGGGTAGGGAGTCATTCTACCTCAAGGTTAGTCGGCTACTGGTTCATCCGATCCATCCCCATAGCCTGGGATGGCGGAGTTAAGTTTTTGGGATGCGAGCGATTCTAAAGTCGCAACGCAAGCCCTATATCCATTAGCACGCCCACAAGCCTCTGCAAGTTCCTCAGTTTTTTTCATTACTGCGGATGCGTTCTGGCGGAGGGTAAGGTTCAAAAGTATAAGACTAAGCTTCTTGCCAGTAGGGGTAGAGAGAAAGCCCGTCCACGCCTTCTCGTCCTCATCTTCCCACTTAGGTTCGTTGACCCACTCGTAGTTCCTTATAAAAAAATTAAATGCCTTTAAGAGTTTAATCATAAATAATTTATAACGAAAATAGCTTTCCGCTTTCTCTGTTGTGTTTAGATAAATTCCACATATATGGAACCCATTGCAAGTTGCTTTGATGATGATTCCCGCCTAACGAAAGCGGGACAACATGATCTACATGAAACTTTATTCCGACACATTGCCCAACTCTTCTGGCTGTATCATAAAAAACTTTCATTATTTTATTGTCGCCACACAATACTTTTGGATTTACCTTCATTGCTTCGTATTTCGCATTGCGCGCAAGCTTACGAGATAAATTATTTTTTGTCCATTCCATTACATTTTTTCTATTCTGTATCGGATCAACATTCTTTCTTTGCCAAGCCAATTTTTTCTGATGGCGTATCTTGAAATTTTCTGATGTTAGCCATATTTCATTATTGTATCTGTATGACCAAAACATCATTCCGTCTTGTCTTGTGTGGCCTCTTTTATACCTCATAGTTTTATTGCCCAAGAATCGCCCTGGAATAGGACTGCTTCCTTGTCCTTGAATACCTCAACCAATGCCTTTTGCACAGCCTTAAAACTCCAGTCATGCCCAGCCATTATCCCGCCAGCCCTAAGCTTGGGCTTCCAGCCATTTAAGTCTGCCAGCACGCCTTCGTAGCGATGATCCCCGTCTATGTAAGCTAGGTCTAGCTCGCCATCCTTGAAGAATTGAAGCGCGTCTAGGCTTTTACCCCTGCTGTATAGAACATTGCCAAGTGGGGTTGTGCGCTCTTGGAATGCCTCGAAAACAAACTTCATCGGGCATTGCTGGCTGGCTACATCGTTAATATCATACCCATTTAGCCAAGGATCAACCGCCATAACCTCCTTGAAATGTTTCGCAATAACCACCGTACCTTCCCCGCTGTAAGACCCAATCTCAACCGCCCTGCCATTCGCACCCGCCTCGTTCGCCCACTCACACAGTTTTGTTAAACCTTCCGCCTGGAAGGCATCTCGCATTACGGGTACTTTCAACCCGCCATCGGTGCTGGTGCTTGGCCTTGCATCGCTTCAGGTGGCAGTTGTTGCCCCTGCTGTTGCATCTGAGCCTTGCCTGCATCACGAAGCTGTTTCTGGATAGCGCGGGATGTGTTGGGATCAACTTGCTCTAACGCCTGCAAGTGTTGTTGTAAATGTGCCATCAGAACTTGCATTGCGCTCTGATCGACCGCTTGTTGCCGCTGTTGAGCCGCTTGGTTAAACGCGAAGAGAACGGATATATGCGCCTTGTGGTCATCGCTAGGCTTGATGGCAACGGGGAATCCAGTCGCAAGCATAGTCGCAATTTCAGTCGCTTGATCTTCAGCTTGATCGCCAGAGGCTGCGTTTGGATCTTGGAAGAGTCTGCGGACCAGCGAGGGATCGTCTTGTTCAAGCACTGATTTAACCAGCTCGCCTTGGTTCACGAAAGGATTGTTTTGGAACATTTGCATCCGCGCTACTGACTTCTGCAAAGCAAATTGGCGGTTAATGAAGTCCAGCCCACCCTTTGGCTCAATCGAATACTCATCATGGATACCTTCGGGTGGCATCGTGCCAGTCTCTTCGGCATACCGATACATCAAGTCTTTCTTGTTGTACTGCGTGTAGAGCGACCAGCACTGCTTAAATAGATGCGCCAGCCCCATCCTAAACATCCGATTACGCAAATCGCCAGAGGCGGCTGACTGCGCTTGCAGGGCTTGGACTTCAGTAGCCGTCTTGCGGTCTGAGACTTGGTACTGCGAGCCTGCACCAAAGTCTGGGTTGCCCATCCGCTGCTCGGCCAGTAAACGCTCTTCAAGCATCAATTTCTGGAAGTCGAAGGGAGGTTGGCTGAACTGAACGGGCTTTAGTCCTTGGGGCAGGATCTGCCCAGGCTGCATCTTTAGGTTGGACGTATTTAACGAGATAGGATTCTGTGCTTCAAAGACGGGTCGGTTGGCCAGTTCGACGTAATCCGAGAGGCTGTTCTTTAGTTTATTCAGCAGGTTCTCGCCAGGGAGGAGGATCTCTGCGACTCCTCTGGGACTGTACCAACCGCCCCCTGTTACCTCATAGGGGAAATCTACGAAAGGTGGCTCGCCGTGTCGGTAGGGTAGCGTGAAAGGTTTGCGTACATCTTCGTCAATTACCAGCGGACTATATGTTTCAACCCGCCATCCGTCCTCGGAAGGAGTGTACATCTCCCAAAGGATAATACGGTCATTCTCAGCTTCTTGAGTAATTCCTTCACGGCGGTAAATTTCGTCTTGAATCTCACTTCGTAAGCCCACTGATTTCGAGGGTTTACCCGAAATGATTTTGATGAAATCATCGTCCTGCTTGTAAAGGGAATTTGCCTTATAGGAATCGACACTTGTTGAGATGATGTGAACAATGAAATCGGCATCTTTGAACTCCTTGGTATAGGAAGGTACGATAATGTGGAAGGGGTCAATCGCCTCAAAATCAATACGCTTCTTGTCCTCGTTCCAGATTACCTTGGATACGCCACGCCCATAGAGCAAAATGTTATCAATGACCGAGACAATCTCTTTCTGGAAATTGGTGCGCTCACGCATTTGGTAATCAAAGTAACGCTCGGCTGATACGGTCAGCGGAGCTAACTGCTGGCGCATCGGCACGAAGCTAGAGAGAATGTCGTTGCCAATCGCGCTGTTGACGAAGGAAGGTTTTAGCTTCTCGATGGCTGTGTCAATTAGCTGGACGTGCAGATCGGCGGCAGTAGGCCAAGGCTTAACCTTGCGGCGTACACCAAAGTAGCGAGCTTGATAGAACAACCGCTGGCGATTCTCCCAAGTCTCGCGCTGGTTGAGTGCTTCAATAATACGTGTGTAATAACCTGTACGGCGTGTATCTTTAGCGTTCATTTTTGTCTTTCTCTGCTCAATTCAAATGACAGATCGTTGACGTAATGTAAAGCACGCTTTGCCCAAGCGCGTACTTTTGGATCAGCAGTACGGACAGCAGAATAGTTTTCATCTCGTATTAAGGACTCAACTGCTCCCGTTGTGTTTGTTACTGGTGTCGTTGTTGCGCAACCACCAAGACTCACCAGGCAGATCACGGTCGATAGCTTTGCGATTCTTGCGCCAATCGTTTTCAAGGTTTTGTGTCCGCTTTTCTTTCCAACCTGGAATGATGCGAAACACTGCTGCGATGATCTCAAGGATTGCACGCAGCACAAAAGATTATTTAATATTCAG